TTATGGCGGCATCGTAATGCTAGGCATACGAACCAGCGAATACGAACGAGAAAAGTTTAGGGAGTGGCTAGACTGGCTGAATCATGCTTAGGTTGCGTTAGGGGTAGACGTTGACAAAACTTGAGCAAGAGTGGCACGCCAAGGTCAGAGACTTGGGCTGTATTGTTTGCAAATTGTTCCACGGGGAACATTCCGATGGCGATATTCACCATGTCCTGAGTGGCAGCAAACGGGCGGGTGAAATGTTTGTGATATGCCTGTGTCCGACTCATCACAGAAGTGGACGCAATAATCCCGAATATGTCAGCAGGCATCCGTGGCGGCGTGAGTTTGAGAAGCGTTACGGGACAGAACAAGAATTGTTACAACAGACGAAAGATTTGTTGAATGCGTAGAGCAGCGAAAGTCGATAGTAATCACGCCTTGATCGTCGAGCATTTTCGGGCGCGAGGTTGTTCGGTGTTATCCCTAGCTGCAATGGGCAAAGGTGTGCCTGATCTGTTAGTGGCAAAGCAAGGTGTTACATGGCTAGTCGAGGTTAAGCAGCCAAAAGGGAAACAAAACTTGTTACAGGAAGATTGGGCAGAGAAGTGGACTGGATGCTGGTCTGTAGTGAGAGATGAGGCCGGGGTAGAAAATCTAGTGCTGGTTATGCAGAATCAAGCTGCTAGAATGGCTGAGACAGATTTAAAGTTTTCTGCTAGTGTGTAGCCTGTGCCGCCTCCCCTCCTTCCGGCGGTTTATCGAGGTTGGTGTTGCAGGCGCTATTCTGCCTCGATTTTTTTGGGTGAGTTATGGATAAAGATGTCGCTGATTTCGTCTTAGTCCTCCTGCACAGCGGGACGAACGCCCATCTTATGCACCTAGCCGCAGAAGGGCCGGGTAGCTATGCCAAGCATCAAGCACTTGGCGAATACTACAAAGAGATCATCGAAACCACCGACCAGTTTGCCGAGGCGTATCAGGGCAAGTATGGTCGCATCAAAGGCTACGGCGAGGACTATCACGTAGCGACAGACGCTATGCAATACATGACTGCTATGAAAGACTTTGTGGGCGAAGCCCGAGAGTTGTTGCCGCAAGATTCTGAACTGCAAAACATCGTTGACGAAATCGCTGATCTCATTAATACCACGTTGTACAAACTCACTCTGTCATAGGGAAATTATCATGATGAAATACGGAACTTCCGCAAAAGCCCCCGCTGGTGCAGCTAAAGCTGATGCAAGCGGCGAACGCAAAGAACCAATGCGCGGTGGTGTAGCAATGGGCAAGCAGGACGCTATCGGCGCAGACAAGAAGTTTGATACGGGTCGCACTGCTGGCGTTTGCTACACGCATTCGCGTACCGAATACAAGCAGAAGTAAGCGAATCCCTGAGACTCTTGACAGTCTCAGAGATTCTAACCACGCAATGAAGGAGCATTGAATGGCTGTATACAACTGTAGCACCTGCACGTACTTTTTGCCGGGCAATGAGGTGATGGGGCAATGCCGCCGTTTTCCTCAAAGTTACAACAAGCACCGCGTAGAGTGGTGTGGCGAATGGTGGGGGCATGAAGAAAAGCGCAAGCCGGGTCGCCCGCGTAAGGTCGAACCGACGTTAGAGGTGGTTGTATGAAATTCCGACCACTGCAAGACAAGATTCTAGTATTACCTGAAGCACGCATTAAGTCAGACGTGATTCAGGTGATGGATAACGAGGCCGACAGCCGTGGAGTAGTGGTGGCTGTTGGTGATGGGCAAAAGTACGATAACGGCAAGCAAGACCCGATGCCGTTAAAGGTGGGCGACAAGGTGTTTTTCGGGACATACGGGAAGTCTAGTGCCGATGATTACCTTCGTTACACAGAGTATTTTGAAGATGACGTGCGATACCTTTTGATGTCTTGGAAGGATGTTGCGTTTGTAGAAGAAACTTAACGAAAGGATTTAACATGAGCAATTCTGTTGCTACCGGTGTGGCTTACTCCGATCCCGAATTCACGACCTGTTACGCCTCGGCAGAGATTGGCTATTCTGCTGCTGGACAGGGCGCGGTTACTCAACTGACCGACAAAAGCACTGGTGTGACTTTGAACAAGTCTGCCGGTCGCATTACAATGAATAACGCTGCGCTGGCTGGTGCTACCGCTGTGTCGTTCATTCTGACCAATAGCACCATTTCCATCAACGACACCATTATCGTTTGCGTTTCTAGCAATACCACTGGTAGCGCTTTGGGTGCTTACACCACTTACGTTTCGTACTTGGCTGCTGGTTCGGCTCTTATCACGCTGCGTAACCTGACCGCCTCGACTTCATACAGCGAAGCCGTCATCATTAACTTTTCAATCATTCACGGCGCAAGCTAATGCTGAAAAAGTCCACTAGCAAGGCTGCATTGCAGAAAAACATCAAGACGGAGATTGCCGCTGGCAAGCCGCCCAAGCAGGCGGTAGCGATTGCTTACTCCGTCAAGAAGGCGGCAAAGAAAAAATGACCGCTGCGTGGACGAAAAAGGCAGGTCAGAATCCTAAAGGCGGTTTGAACGCAAAAGGACGGGCTAGTTATCATGCTGAGACTGGGGGGACGTTAAAGCCTCCCGTTAAAGCTGGCGACAACCCGCGCAGAGCGTCATTCCTTGCAAGGATGGGCAATATGCCCGGCCCGATGGAAAAGGACGGAAAGCCGACCCGATTGGCGCTGTCCTTGAAGGCATGGGGTGCAAGCAGTAAGGAAGATGCCAAAGCTAAAGCCAAAGCCATCTCGAAACGTAATAAAACTTAATCATGCCAAGAATTGCTGACGCTGTAGAGCCAGTCGAGACAACGGGAACGCCGATTTCCTCGATGGCGCAGCTTCTCAATTCTAATTTGGTTCGGCAGGGCGCAAGAGGGCGGGCTAACATGATGCCGCCGACCTCCATTATGGATGAGCGCTATCCGGCGTGGAAGCGCAATCAGGAGGACGCTGAGAAACTTATGTTGGCGACCGACCTGATCGGATCGGCTATCCCGTTGGCTGGCCCTGCTGCAAAGGGCATGGTAAAGCTGGCTCAGTATGCAAAACCGCAGGTAGGTCAAGCACTAGAGAACTACGCATTTCAGACCGGCATGGCATTGCCAATGGTCGAGCGTCAAGCAGGACGCACATTTACCGCGCCGCAAGATGAAGCATTGCGCCTAGCCCAAGAACGGGCAGCGTTGCCTGTAGAGCGTGGTGGTCTAGGATTGCCGCCTAACAACACGGCAGAGCAACGAGCAGCGGCGATGGGTACGAACACAAATGCTTATCATGCATCAAAACAAAACATTACAAACGCTTTTAGTCCGGGCTATGACGATAACTTAGCGTTTGTGACTGCCAATCCTGATTTTGCAAACAATTGGTTAGGCAAAGGTAAGTTTCAAAAACGATTAGGAGAAACTGCAGAAGCGGAAGTAAAAGCCGCAGAGCAAGAATTCAGAGATTTGAAATATAAAACAATGGATTACGATTCTTTGAACCAATTGCAAGGTGACGCATTTCATAAAGAATACGACATTCGCAATGAAAAATTTAAACAGTTGTTACAGAAAAAAATGGGGATTTACCCCGATAAAATTCACAATACCGTTTATCCAGTAAAAGTTCAAGCAAACAAAACTTTCAATCCTGAAACTGATATGGATGTAATGGCTGAATTTTTTAAGGTAAACGATATACCGCAAAAAGTTCAAGACCTTTATTCCGGCGGCAATTATTTGATGTATGAAACAAAGCCTGTTGTTGACTATTTAAAAAGTAGGGGCTATGACTCTATGAGATTGCGAGAATCAACTGGAGACAACTACCCAACGATAGCAGTATTTAATCCCGAAACAATACGCTCCCGATTTGCCGCTTTTGACCCATTCCGTAGAAACGCCGCAATAGCCGCAGCAATGGGCGTGGCAGCACCTGATCTACTGGCTCAAGAGCGCACTAAGATCAAAGATTTAGCCAAAACGAAGTGACGATAATTGTCAACAAAACTTAATTAGATCAAGACTATGGAAATTGAAACAAAAGGACGCGGAGCGCCAGTAGGCAATCAAAATGCTGCAAGGCAGAGATTGTTCTATGACAAGCTACGCAAAATCCTTATCCAAGAGCCGCATAGACTGCATTCCATCGCTGAAAAGCTGATTTCCGAGGCTGAAAACGGCGAATCTTGGGCGATTAAGGAGATCATCGACCGAGTGGACGGCAAGGCTCTGCAAGCGCTTGAGAACTCAGACGGCACGCCTTTGCTGTCCGGCATCGTGGTTTCGTTCGTCAAGCCCGAATGACGGATGTCGCTGAAGCGATAAGCAAGGCACAGTTCCCGGCGAAGCTGGAATGCCTGTTTAAGCCTGAGAAAAGCCGCTACCGCATCCTGTGGGGCGGTCGAGGCGGCGCTAAGTCTTGGGGCATTGCAAGGGCGCTGCTGATCCTTGGGGCTAGGAAACCGCTGCGTATCCTGTGTGCCCGTGAGTTTCAGACCAGCTTGAAGGATTCAGTCCACAAGCTGTTATGTGACCAAATCGAGTCTCTCGGCCTCATGGGGTTCTACGAGATTACCCAAGCCTCGATTCGAGCGCAGAACGGCACAGAATTCTTTTTCAGCGGCTTAAAGAACAATGTAACAAACATTAAGTCGTTCGAAGGCATAGATATCTGCTGGGTTGAGGAAGCCGCCAACGTCAGCAAGTTAAGCTGGAACGTCCTGATCCCGACCATCCGCAAGGAAGGCAGCGAGATATGGATCAGCTTTAACCCTGAGTTAGAGACAGACGAGACTTATCAGCGGTTCGTAGTTAAGCCGCCGAACGACTCGATAGTCACCAAGATCAACTGGTCAGACAATCCGTGGTTTCCTGAGACGCTAAACCTTGAGCGCGAATCCCTCAAGAATCGGGACATGGATTCCTACAATACGGTGTGGGAAGGCGTTTGCAGGCAGACGGTAGACGGGGCAATCTTTGCCCGCGAGATGCAGATGGCTGAACTCCAGCAGCGCATCACAAATGTTGTCTACGATCCCGCCAAGCCTGTTCATGCGGTGTTTGATCTTGGCTGGTCAGACAGCACCGCGATATGGTGCTTGCAGTACGTGGGCATGGAAACCCGTCTGCTGCGTTATTTTGAAGATAGTCAGCAAACCATTAGCTACTACCTGTCCAAGATGCAAACCTTCGGCTATGTGTACGACACGCTGTGGCTACCGCACGACGCTGAGAATAAGACTCTAGCCGCCAACGGTAAGAGCATCGAGGAAATAGTCCGAGGCGCAGGCTACAAAACACAAATCTTACCGCGTGTGCCGATTGTGGACAGCATCAACGCCGCAAGGACGATCTTCCCTGCCTGTTGGTTTGACCGCGAGAACACCCGCGAAGGCATCGATTGCTTGCGGCACTACCGCTACGAAGTCGATCCGAACACGGGGCAGTTTAGTAAACAACCGTTACACGATCATTACTCACACGGCGCGGATGCCTTTAGATACATCGCGTTGATGGTCAAAGAGCCACGCCGCGCAAAGCCGCAGCAAAATACCTTTGTTGTAGGCGCGAACTGGATGGGATAGACTAAGCCATGCCTTATCAAGAAGATGACCCAAGAATAGATGCCGCGATGAAGTTTTTGCGGCTGGCCTCTGATGCCGATTCAAACAATCGGATGGAGGCGCTTGAAGATTTGAAGTTTGCAGCAGGCGATCAATGGCCTGTTGAAATTCAAAACTCTCGCAACCTTGAAGCGCGACCGTGTTTGACGATCAACAAGATCGACAGTTATGTGCGGCAGGTTACAAACCAGCAGCGGCAGCAACGCCCACGCATCAAGGTTCATCCCGTCAACAACGAAGCTGACCTAAAGATAGCCAAGGTCTTAGAAGGCATCACACGGCATATTGAGGTCAACTCCAATGCTGATACTGCCTATGACAACGCTTTCGATTACGCTGTCAGGATGGGCTGGGGTTACTGGCGAGTAGAGACTGATTATGTTCGGGAAGATTCGTTCGATCAGGAAATCTATATCCGTCCGATCCATAACCCGTTTACCGTTTACTTTGATCCGAACTCTGTCGAGCCGGATGGTTCAGATGCCGAGCAATGCTTGGTGACTGAGGTCATCCCTAAAGCACAGTTCCGGGAAATGTATCCCGATGCCGATGACGGTTCGGGTTTTACTTTGCGTGCTACGGGCGATTCGAGTGCTGAATGGGTGATGAAGGAAGATATCCGCATCGCGGAATACTTCCACACTGAGCGCAAGGCAACGACGCTAGTCCTACTCTCTGATGGCACGAAGCTATACAAAGAGGACTTGCCGGATGCCGACATGATGTTGGCTGCGGGCGTGACTATCATCAGTGAGCGCAAGACCTATAAGAAGGTCATCAAGTGGTGCAAAGTCACTTCGATGCAAGTGCTTGAGGAAGGCGAGTGGATTGGTAGTTACATCCCCGTTATTCCGGTGTACGGCGCACAACTGACCGTCGAGGACAAACGCAAAAAGTTTGGTCTAGTACGTCACGCTAAAGACCCGCAGCGGATGTATAACTTTTGGCGCACCAGTCAGACTGAAAGCATCGCCCTTGCACCCAAAGCGAAGTGGCTGTTGGCTGAAGGTCAAGACGAAGGCCATGAGAATGAATGGGCGCAGGCTAACATCAAGTCAGCACCTGTGCTGCGGTACAAGCAGACGGACATTGAAGGGCGCGTAGCACCGCAACCGACCCGGCTGCAACCCGAAGCACCGCCAACCGGCATTATGGAAGCAGCATCGTCAATCAACGGCGACCTGCAAGCGGTTCTAGGCATCTTCGATCCGAACCAAATGCCCACCGGCAATATTTCCGGCAAGGCGTTGAACGGTCAACAGCAGCAGATTGACCTGTCGAACTATCATTTCTACGACAACCTGACCCGTTCGATCAAGCACACCGGCAAGATCATCCTCGACCTGATCCCGAAGATTTACGATTCCGAGCGCGTCATGCGGATTATTGGCGACGATGGTCAGCCGGACATGGTGACGATCAACCAACGCGACGCTGTGGGTGCAATCCTCAATGACGTGACCGTGGGCGAATACGATATCGTGATGGATACCGGCCCGGGCTATCAGTCTAAGCGCATCCAAGCAGTTGAGGCGATGATGCCTCTGATGGCTAAAGATGAACTGTTTAAGATTGCCGGCGACCTAGTGTTCCGCAATATGGACTTCCCCGGCGCAGACATTATTGCCGACCGGCTGGCAGCGTCTAACCCGCTGGCGCAAATTGACGATAAAAGCCCGATCCCGCCGCAGGTGCAGATGCAACTGGCGCAGAGCAAACAGGTTATCGAACAGCAGCAGCAACAAATGCAGGCTATGCAGCTTGAGATCAACAACCGTGGTCAGGTTGCCCAAATCAAGGAAGATGGGGCGACTAAACGTAAGTTGATGGAAGTGACCAGCAAAGCCCACAATACCGAGACGATGGCTGAAGTGAAGGTCAATGACCAAAACACCCGCGCCATTACGTCGCAGAACAAGACCGAGATTGATGCCATTGTGCAACTGTTGTTACATCACATGGATACGAGCAGACTATTGCAAGAAATTGAGCGTCGGAACATGGAGCAAAATCAATACGCCCAGTTTGCAGCACAGGACATATCGCAAGGTGGTAGCCCATTCTTGCAGCAATGATTTACTAAGAGTATATTTATCTTAATCTACCGTTGGATTGCAGCGGGTCAAAATCTTGAGGCAACTCATGTCTGAAGTGCAAGAGAAGCAGGCTCAAAATGTTGTAACGAGTGAAAATTTAGCCGAATTTAACATCCAGCATCTGCGTCTAGCTCCCGACGAGCAAGTTGAGGCGACTGAGGTCGAGCCGACTGAATCTGAGGATGAGAGTGGACAGGAAGCAGTTAACGAGGCAACTGAACCGGAAAAGAAACAGAATCCGAAACTCGAAAAACGTTTCTCGGAACTGACCAAGCAACGCGAACTAGCGCGACAAGAAGCCGCAAAGGAACGTGAAGCAAGGACAGCACTAGAAACGCGGTTGAGGGAACTTGAAGATAGGGTTGCTCCTAGAGCCGATCCGATTGAAGAAGAACCGAAACCGGAGCAATTTACCGATGCGTTTGAATATGCAAAAGCATTGGCAGATTACTCAGCAGAAAATGCGTTGAAGAAGCGAGATCAGCAAGAAGCAGAGCGCCGCGTACAGGAAGAACGTCAAAAGGTCATTACGACTTGGAACGAACGACTTGAAACGGCTAAAGCTGAAATGCCTGATTTTGAGGACATGGTAGCAAGCAGCGAAGTCGCAGTCAGCGATCAAGTGCGAGATGCCATCCTTGAAAGTGACATAGGGCCAAGAATCCTATATCACCTTGCCGAGAACCCCGAAGTAGGGGAGAAGTTGGCGAAGCTGTCAACGATTAACGCGCTGCGCGAGATTGGGAGACTGGAGGCGAAGTTGGAAACGCCTACCGGGGCAGCTAAACCTGTGTCGGTGTCTAAAGCACCTGCACCGATTAAACCGATCAAGGCGATGGGATCAACATTGGACAACAAGCTAGACAGTAACGGGGAATTTCACGGTACTTATGCCCAATGGCGAGCCGCACGCAAGGCCGGAAAAATCCGCTGATTCCATTCTCATTATTTAAGGACACATCATGTCGAATAATTTATTGACTATTTCAAAAATTACCAATGAAGCTCTCATGGTTTTGGAAAACGAACTCACCTTCACCGGTGAAGTTGACCGCAACTATGACGATCAGTTTTCTGTAGTTGGGGCGAAGATAGGGAATACGGTTAATGTTCGCCGTCCGGGGCGCTTCATTGGTACGACCGGCCCGGCGCTTAATGTCGAAGATTTCAACGAAACCAGCGTGCCCGTCACCCTGTCCACCCAGTTCCACGTTGACACCCAGTTCACCACGCAAGACTTGGCGCTGTCTTTGGATATGTTCTCGGATCGTGTGCTGAAGCCCGCGATTGCTGCGATTGCCAACAAGATCGACCGCGATGGTTTGGTCATGGCAAAGAACAACACCGCAAACATCGTTGGTACTGCCGGAACTCCTCCGACTGGCCTGATTACCTACCTGACTGGCGCTGCGTACCTCGACAGCGAAGGCGCACCGCGTGACGGTCGTCGTTCGTGCATCGTTGAGCCGTTCACCTCCGCGACCATCGTGGACAGCCTTAAAGGTCTGTTCATGCCGTCGGCTAAAATCACTTCTCAGTATGAGAAGGGTTTGATGGGAACTGACTCTGCCGGTATGAAGTGGAAGATGGATCAGAACGTGGTTAATCAGACGTTCGGTTCGTACTCGACCGCTACTTTGGCTTGCGCTACCACGACCGCTACGGGCTTCCTGACGACTGGCTGGGCTTCGACCTCGACCATCGCCCTGACCGCCACTACCGCGACCGCTGGCCTCAAGCAAGGCGACGTGATTCAGATCGCTAACGTCTTTGCTGTGAACCCGCAGAACCGTCAAGCCTACGGTAGCAACAAGCTGCGTAACTTCGTGGTAACTGCCGATGTGACCGTCGCTACCAGCGGCACGACCTCTGTGACTGTTTCTCCAGCTGTGATTACTGCTGGTCAGTTCCAGAACGTGAACGTGGCTTCGACCTCGGCTACCGCTGCTGTTACCCCGTTCAACCAAACCGGCGTTGTCTCGCCGCAGAACATCATCATGCACCGCAATGCCTTCACGGTTGCGATGGCTGATCTTGAACTGCCCGAAGGCGTGCATTTCGCTGGTCGTGCAAGCGACAAAGAACTGGGCATGAGCATTCGCGTTGTCCGTCAATACACCATCAACAACGACTCGATCCCGACTCGCCTTGATGTGCTGTATGGCTGGGCGCCGCTTTACCCGGAACTCGCCTGCCGCGTTGCAGCTTAATAACTCACACAGAAAAGGAAACGACAAATGTCTAATCCCGGCCCAGCATCAGCAACTACTATTCACCCGTCGAATTTGGCGACTAATCAGGCGATCCGTCTGCTTGCCTCTGCGAGTGCTGTACCTCTCTCGCAGACTGGCGATGCAACTGTCACCCTGCAAATCAACAATACGACTTCCTACGCGGTCACCAACGTAGCCATTACCAACGCGAACAAAGACGTTAGCGCTGGTTACTTGGCGATTTGGACTGGCCCTGCGGGAACGGGCACTGAGATTGTCACTAACGCAGCACTGACTAGCAACACCAGTTCCGCGTATGTGACTAACTCGACCGTGGTGTCGGCTACTAAAAACGCCAACCTTTCGGCGCAAACTCTGTATGTCAAAGTAGGTACTGCCGTCGCCGGTGGTACTGTAGACATCTTCGTCTACGGCTATGACTTCAGCGAGTTTTAATTAGTAACGAAGAAAAGGGAAAGCCGATTCCAAACGGGTCGGCTTTCTTTCTTTAGAAAGGTTGAAAAATGGTCAATACCTCAGTTATCAGGGTTAGCGGCAAGACGTTTGCGCTAGACCTTACTACCTCGGCTAGTACCGCGTTGCTAGTCAGCGCAACAACGAACGACCAAACCAATTACGTTCAACTGCTCAATACCGGAACTGGTATCGCGGCTGTTGAATTGTCGAACAGCAGCACCGTAGCAACTCCGGCGATTCCGACTACCGGCAATGGCAGCACCAGCTACATTCTGCCCGCGGCAATGAACTATCCGCTGTTGATTGCAGCACCGAAAGCACCGTTCTATCTTAAGGCTATCAGTTCCGGCACGAATACTCTCTACATTGCCGCCGCCCAAGCCGACTAAGGGGCTGTCATGTCTCAGACACTAACGAATCAAACAGCAAATACGCAGACGATCAACATCGTTCCTGTGCAGGGCATATTCACCGACACGCAAGGCTTTGTAACGTTCGTCGGGCCTGCTGGCACGTACTTTACCGTTGGTGCTAGTGGCGTTGCGTCTATTACTAGCGGCACGATTAACGGCGCAACGATTGGCGCTACAACGCCTTCAACCGGCGTGTTTACCAACATCGATACCACTACGGGCACGATCTCGACTACGCCCTCAACGGGTAATGACATAGTAAATAAAAGCTATGTCGATGCGTTGGTGACTGGTCTTGACGTTAAGGGTTCGTGTATTGCGGGAACGACTGTCAACATCACGCTGTCAGGTACGCAAACGGTTGATGGCATCGCGCTGATTGCTGGCGATAGGTGTCTAGTCAAGAATCAAAGCACCGCGTCAGAGAACGGCATCTATGTTGTGGCTAGTGGTGCGTGGACACGTTCGACCGATATGGATTTGTGGTCAGAAGTGCCCGGTGCGTTTACGTTCTTGGAGCAAGGTAGCAGTCAAGGCGATACCGGCTGGGTTTGTACGGCTAATGCGGGTGGGACGATTGGTGTCACCGCGATGAACTGGTCGCAGTTCTCAGGCGGGGCATCGTATACCGCAGGAACGGGCATCACGATTGTCGGTTCGGCTATCAGCCTGACCAACCCTGTTGCTGTAAACCTTGGTGGTACGGCGGGAACTGCTACGCCGACAGCAGGTGCTGTGGCTTACGGTAGCGGCACTGCTTATGCGTTTACAGCTGCGGGTACTGCGGGACAATTCCTAAAGTCTGCCGGTGCTGGTACGCCAGTATGGGATACACCGACCTCTGCGATCACGATCACCGACGATACGACTACCAACGCAACGCGCTATCCGCTGTTTACCAGCGCCACTAGCGGCACGATATCGGCTGAAAACACCAGTTCCACGCGGTTAAGTTTCAATCCTTCGACCGGCTATTTGACGGTTACGGGACTGACTAGCCCAATCATCAACAACCCGACGGTGACGAACTACGTCGAAAGCGTTGTCGCCATTGGTACGGTAACGACTACGAACACTTTGTCGCTAACTAACGGAACGGTTCAAACTGCAACCCTGACGGCTTCGACTGCTTGCGTATTTACGATGCCGACTGCGACTGCTGGCAAGTCTTTTGTGCTGTTGCTCAAGCAAGCTGCATCTACAGGCAACGGCACTGCAACGTTTACTAGCGTTAAGTGGGGCACAAGCGGTGCGCCTACGATTACCGCAACTGCGGGCAAGATGGACATTCTGACCTTCATCGCTGACGGTACAAATTGGTACGGTTCGATTGCACAGGGATACACCCCATAATGTTCGCCGCTAAAAACTTTTTCCTAGCCGGTGGTGCTGCGGGAATACTTGCTGACTACCTTGTTGTAGCGGGTGGTGCGGGTGGTGGTTGTGGACAAGCTGGCGGTGGCGGGGCGGGTGGGTTTAGAACCTCTGCCGGAACCAGCGGTGGTGGAGCATCGGCTGAATCTGCTTTGTCTATAGTTCCCGGCGTTAGTTACACTGTAACAGTGGGCGCAGGTGGCGCTGGCGGTATAAATCTTAACGATAACCGTGGAACGAATGGTTCTGACTCTGTTTTTAGCGCAATTACCTCTACCGGCGGTGGGGGTGGGGGTGCTTATCGAAATGGCTCTACCTCTGCGGCTGGTATCGCTGGCGGGTCAGGCGGTGGTGGCGGATCAAATAATGTAAATGGAACACAAGGTTCGGGTGGTGCTGGAACTTCCGGGCAAGGTTACGCTGGCGGCAATGGTCAAGCGGTAGACTACGGTGGCGGCGGTGGTGGCGGCGCAGGGGCTGTTGGAGGAAATTCAACTACAAGTGTTGCCGGAACTGGAGGCGCAGGTGTTACATCAACCATCACCGGATCGTCGGTCACCTATGGCGGGGGCGGAGGAGGCGGTGGTGTTAATGGAGTAAATCAAGGCGCTGGTGGATCGGGTGGCGGTGGAACTGGCGCAAAAAGCCAATATCCTTCAGCACCTAGCCCTGCGGCTGGAACTGGTACTGTTAACACAGGTGGTGGCGGTGGTGGGGGTATTAATGGAAATTCTGGTTGGGGTGGTGCGACGGGCGG